TTGGCAAAATAAAGATTACATAGATTACTATAAAGAAGTTAAACAAGAAATTGAAAAGTTATGAAAACATTAGTATTATGGGATTGGTATGACTTTGGAGTATGCCTGAAAATAAATAAACAGAATAAAGTAGCAAGTTATAAATTTGCAATAGACTTTCAAATAGGTTGGTTCAACTTATGGATCCAATTTTGGAAAAAACACATATCAAGTAAAGAGTGGATTGAAAGAGAAATGGAATCTAAATATGGATGTGATTGGTTTGAACAAAGCCTTAAAGCTTTAAAAGATAGGGAAGTCAGACAAGATTTAAAAAAGATATTAACTGATATATCAAATAAAAAAAAACTGAAAGATGAGACAATTTGTACCAAAAACACAGAAAACATTTAAATTTACTAACATATTACAGACAACAGCTAAAGCTTATTTATTTGAGATAAGTGAGGGAATATCAATTTGGGTACCAAAAAGAAGGGTATTCAAAAAGAATCTTAAATCATTTACTGTAAGAGGTAATCATATTTTAGATGTTAAGTTGGCTATATATGCTGAACAACAATCATTAAATAAATAAACTATGGAAAGTATAGATCAAATGCCAGAAGACAAGACAATTAGAATTTCAAGAATATTGGAGAATAATAATAATATGATAGATCTGGATGTAGTACCTACTGATAAAAATATTAAAAGTTATATGGTTACTATTAAAAGCAAACACATAGAAGAAGTTATTGAAAAAATCAAAAGCTTGGAGTATAATAATGATGTGTATTATTAATTAAAATAAAACTATGAGTTTGATTTATAAAAATAAGGAAAACATGACAATGCATGTAGATATAGAGAACTACAATGGTATTGTTAAAATGGAGTTCTCTTCAGATTGTGGTAAGTTTGGAACAATGGAGGCACTTGCTGGTTATAAATTAACACCGGAAAGATTGCTAAGTATTCTTCAAGATAGAGATGATTATACAGAAGATGAATTATAAAAATTAAAATTATGAAAATAACAGTAGATGAAATGGTTGACATGCAAAACCGTACAGAACAAGCAATGAAGGATGCATACGAAAGAGGTGTTCAAGATGAAAAAGCAAGAGCTTTGCCTGAGAATTTATTCACTGCCTTATTGGAATATGGGATTGAGTCAGGAACAATTGTTGAATCAAACAGAAGCACTGATAAATCAGATGGTTGCAACTGGGTACAATTAAGATCAACAAGAGAAGGTAGTGAAGGAATTAAGTGTGTTGAGATTTCTTTTGAAGAAAATTTAATGGAAATTAAATACATTAGTGTAAGTATGATTGAAAAAAACAAATTATAATATAAACTATGAGTAAACCAAAAGAAGGATGGGTAGGTCAATATGCTGCCTTTAACGAAGCATTAAAATATATGTATGCTAGGCAAAATGGAGAAGAGAAATCAATCTACACTCCTTGGCCTAAATTCAATGATGCCGCAACTGATGGTTTAGAATGGAATACATTAACTGTAATTGGAGGAAGACCTGGTTCAGGTAAAACTTTAATTAAAGATCAGATTATTAGGGAGTCATTTGCACTCAATCCTAATGATGACTTTAGAGTATTAGAATTTCAATTTGAAATGGTAGGAAGAACTTCAGCCATTAGAGAATTTAGTTCTTTTACTGGAAAAACATACAAAGAATTGTGTAGTGCAGGGAGTGTTTTACAACCTGATATATTAAACACATGTCATCAGTATGCTAAAGAAAGAGTTAAGAATCCTGTAGATATAATCAGTACTCCAATGACAGTAAATCAAATGCGTGAGCAAATTGATGTATACATGGAGATGCATAAGGGTAAAAAAACAATGATTACCTTAGATCATACTATGTTAGTAAAAAGGGCCCCTTATCAGAACAATACATTAGATATGATGTTTGAATTAGGAGAGTTCTTTACACAGTGTAAAAGAGATTACCCTTGTCTGTTTATTGCATTATCACAACTTAATAGAAATATTGATAGTCCTGATAGAGCAGTGGATGGTAAATATGGTAACTATATACTTGAATCAGATATATTTGGTTCAGATGCAATGTTACAACATGCAGATATGTTAATAGGTATCAACAGGCCAGCTAAACAAAAGATTAAGTATTATGGTCCTGATAGATATATCATTGAAAATGATAGAACATTAGTGTTACATTTCCTGAAGGCCAGGAATGGTGATGCAAGAATGAGTTTCTTTAAAGCAAAATTTGAACAGATGCAGATTGAAGAAATGGCAACACCAGCACAACAAGAAAGAAGATAAAAAATAATGGCAAGCATAACAACAACAGAACGTAAAAGAAAGGTTGCTGAACTAATGGAGGATCACTCTGACTACTTTAGCACACTAAATGATAAAGATATAGTATATATTCCTAAGATGGCTTACAGGCCCTCTGGTAAGGACGAATTACATGTGTCATTTTTTCCAAGTGAATTTGAAAAAGAAAAAGATATTTACACAGAGTTTGTAAGTATAGCATATGATAGTGAAGATATAAAAAGAACACTGTATCTTCTTAAACATAATCCACATTGGAAATCTGAATATGAAGAGATAACATCTAATTCAGGATATGTTAGACATATAGTACCAGTTAGTGAATTAAAAGTAATAAGTGATGCTGCATCTAGAAATGTAAAACTATCAACATCAAATATAGTTACAGAAAACTTAGAGCAAACATTGTTTGACCTAAAAGATCCAGATGTTAGTAGCGGTTATATAACTGAAGAATCATTAATAGTAAACAAACTGGAAGATATTAATCAAACACTAATAACACTAAGTAAAATAATAAATAAGTTAAACAAATAAATATGGCAAATTCAATTCTTGTGATAGCTGATTCCGGTACAGGTAAATCAACATCCATTAGACATTTAAACCCTGATGAAACGTTCATCATTAACATTGCAAATAAACCGTTACCTTTTAAAGGTTGGAAAAAGAATTACACTCCAATTAGTAAAGATAATCCTCAAGGTAACTTAGCTTCTGCATCTTCTGCAGTTGGTATTATTAAAGCAATAAATCATGTAGATCAGAAAAGACCTGCAATAAAAACACTTATAATAGATGACTGGCAGTACATGAGTTCTTTTGAATATTTTGATAGAGCAAATGAAAAAGGTTATGATAAATTTACTCAAATTGCAGCAAACTTAGCTACAGTAGCTAAAATACCTAAAGATTTAAGAGATGATTTAACAGTAATATTTCTAACACATTCAGAAGATTCAACAGATATTAATGGAAATAGAAAAATAAAAGCCAAAACTATTGGTAAAATGATAGATAATACATTAACTTTGGAGGGCTTATTCTCCATAGTGTTATTTGGGAAAGTAAATAAAAATGATGATGGTGAACTTGAATATGGTTTTGAAACTCAGAACTCAGGAGAGAACACATGTAAATCACCACAAGGTATGTTTGAAGATTTCTTCATTCCAAACAACCTACAGTACGTAAAGGACTGTATCAAAAAGTATGAAGAGTAAAATAAATTAATAAATTAATAAAAAACCAAAGATTATGTTAAGTACAAGCGGAATGAGTGCCGGAAGCGGAAAAGAGAAACCAGTTATTGGACCAGGAAATAACAAAGTAAAGATTAATTCAATTACATTTGATAAAACACCATATGATGCAGAAGCATTCAATATAATGTTACACGTTGAGACTGAACCAATGGAAGGAGAATTCCAAGGATTCTTAAAAGATGTAAATCAACCAGAAGGTGGCCGTCATGCAGGTCAAGTAGGAAGAGTAAGATTTGCTCCATACCCATATAAAGATACAACATTGGCAAACGGTGCTGAAATTAGTAGAGATACTGAAGTAATGAAAGCTATGATTGGATTATCAATTCAGTTAAACAAAAGAGCTGAGTTAGATGCTGTTCAAGCAAATACTATTGAAGACTTTATGTTAAAATGTAGCAAAATCTTTTCAGGAGATACATATTTAAATATGTGTTTTGGAACTCGTGAGTGGGAAAACAAAGATGGTTATGTAAATAATGATCTATTCTTACCAAAGATGGCTAAAGGGTCTATCCCAATTGAGGCTATTGATGTTGTAAATTCTAAATTATTAGTATATGATACTGGTAACAAGAATCATTACAGACCAACTATCAAAAAAAATGAACCAACTTTAAATCATTTTGAGCCTTCAAAAATTGTAGGTGATGATTTTGATTTATAGTTTATAATCATGAATTTTAAAGGGGTTGTATTCGACCCCTTTAAAATTTAATTTTAGCCTATGTTTAATACAAAAAATTTAGTACTAAATGAAACAGATATACCAAGCTACTGGGTGTTTCAATATTACCTAAATCTACCTGAACAATTAACAGGACAAGATGTAAAACTTAGATCAATGTTCAACCCAATGGAAAAAACACCAAGTTTTTGCATTTATGTTGATAAAAGAATCAATCAATATAAGTTTAAAGATTTTTCATCAGGAAAGAATGGTAATAAAGTAGATTTAGTGAAGTTATTATTCAACTTAGAATATATACCTGCAGCAATTAAAATTGTTAAAGATTATAATAAGTATATTAAAACTGATGGATTTAAAGAAGTAGATTTTGTTCCTTCAGCAAAGTGGAAGGTGGATTTTGTTAAAACAAGACTCTGGAACACTAGTGATAGCATGTATTGGTTATCATTTAGAATTGGAATGAATATACTATCAGAGTTTAATGTTAAACCTATTGAATATTATAACATCATTAAAGAAGAAGATAGTGGAACCAAATTGATGAAGATTGAAAATGATTCTCTTTATGGTTATTTTGATAAAGAAGGTGACGTATATAAAATATATCAACCAAGAAGTAAAGCTCATAAGTTTCATAAAGTAAAGCAACATCTTCAAGGATATGACCAATTAAAGTTTGATAAACCTTATCTGGTAATATGCTCATCATTAAAAGATGCTCTTTGCCTAAGAAGCATGGGTTATAATATAGAAGTAGTTGCTCCTGATAGTGAAAACGTTTCAATTAAACCACACATCATAGAGCACCTAAAGAAGAAGTACAAGAAAGTAATAACTCTTTTTGATAATGATAGTGCAGGAAAAAAAGCAGTTGCTTTATATAAAGACACCTATAAAATAAATGGTTTTGTATTAGATA